TCGCCAAATAGAATTCAGTCGAAAAAAACAGCTACTGCTATATCTAAAAAATGCCTCGAAGCTATCACCGTCATAAAAGCTATTTCACCTTAACCCCTCGGAATTCGTAACATATAAATTTAAACTCCAATCATACAATGATTGTGTTGCATGCATAGCCCGCATGCTTTTGCATGATCCAAAAGGATCGCATTACGCCGCAAAGCCCGCTCTGGCTGGCTTTCGGTGGATCGAGCTAGTGCATTAAAACCGATCGATAAAGTCACAGCGGGCAGGCGGGTAACATTGCGCGCAGAGCAGCGTTTAGCGCAGGAAATGGCGCAGCCTGCGGCCCGCTGGGCTGCTTTCTGCGGTTTGTTGAGTTCGGGTGTGTTTGTTGGGTGGGGCGTTTAGAATCGCGCTGCTGCGGTCTGATGGGGTGAGCTTTGGCCTCCGTGATGGGAGGCCATTGATAGGGCGGAGGTTATTCTGCTGAAAGTTCGTAAGGTTTGAACCGGATGACCTCTTTACCGATCCAGTCATTCAGCTCCTTCATTCTTTCCTGTAACGGCGTTAGTTCATTCCTGACAAACACCTGCGCCGCCTTCTGTACGTCACCAAAGCCCCCGGCATTGTCTGGAATAATCCCCATCATCTGCGGCGGAACGCGGTGCGCGCTTAACAGGTCGTCGCGTGTCGCTTTCTTGATGTTAAAGAAATCATCTTTCGTCGCCACTTCTGACAGCGGGATAATCTGGATCCCGTCCTTCTTCCCGTTGGGTGCATACATAAACAGATTGCGGAAATTCCCCAGTCCTTTCGTGTCCCGCATCGCTTTGCGCATCTGCTCAATGTCGCTGCTGCTTTGGGCTGCATCGGTCATATACATGATGTAGCCAGCGTGCGCGCCGTTCTGGTAATACTTGCGGCGAAACAGCGTTGCGGACTCATTGAGCCATGCCGAGTTGAGCGCGCTGAGGTATTCCGGCAGGCCGTACAGCTCCTGATTGATATCCGGTTCAATGAGGTGAAACACGCTACCGGACGTAAATTCGTGGGCTTCTTTCCAGTCTTGCACAAACCAGTATTTATCCTGCTCAACCCCGCGCCGCGTGTATTTTGCCGGGCTGCATGCAAGGCGCACCGGTTCGCCTAATTGGTTCGGGATCTGCTCCAAAAACGAATTGCCGAAAATAATATAGTCCAGCGCGAAGCGGCTGAACTCCTGCTGAGAAAGTAATGGGTGGCCGATGTACGTTGAAGCCAAAATGTTTCGCTTCACGTACATAGGCGAACTGTGGTGAACAGCCGCCCGCGCACTGCGTGCCAGACCTTCGAAGCTGATTGGCGGTTCATACCATCGCCCGTTACCGGTGCTCTCGATGTAATCCAGTATTTCCCGGCGGTCTAAAACGGGTGTCGGCTCGCCAAAGCTGAACGCTTGTGCACCGGCTTGCTGTGCTGGCGCGGCGGCGGGTGCTGGCTTTCGGAATTTGCGCTTACTCATATTTAATAAAACTCCAGAATATTGCTGCTCTGTCCGCCGTTGGCTGCGGTAAGCGGTTCATTTAACAGGGCGTGCATGGTGGCCCATGCGACGTCGGCATGGCTGGCTTCTTCGCTGCGGCTGGCCTCGTAGGTTGAGCGGTTGCCGCTGGCGGTCATGGTCTTGCGGATCGCCATAAAGCTGGCGGTGATATCGGTGTGGCCGGTGTCGTACTCCAGTCGGCCAGATGAAATCGTGTTTTTCGCTTTCAGCACCATCGCGGTCTTGACCTCAGGTGTGTACCGAATTTCTCGCGCCGCCGGGAAGAACTGTTGAACCAGTTGGAAAACGCCCTGACCGATACCGGTGGCATCAATCCCGATGTATTCCACAACGTAGCGTTTCGTCAGGTCTTCAATGCTTTTCGCCTGTGCAGCAAAGTCCATGCCTTTCCACTGGTGGCGCTCCAGAATGCGGAATTTGCCGCCCGGTTCTGCTGGCGGTGCCAGTACCACACAACCGGCGCTGTCGCCTGTGTGCGATGGGTCGTAACCAATCCAGACGGGGCGATACCCAAATGGGCGAATAAGATACGGATCGAAATCCTCCCACTCGTCGAGACTGTCCACCATGCAGCCCTGCAACTCGGCGAACGGGAATACCGACGCTTTATCATCAACAAATTCGCACATCAGCAGGTTGTCGTATTCCGCCGGGCTGTATTCCAGCGAAAGCTGATCGAGGTCGAACAGGTTGCAGCCGCCGGTCAGCGCATCTTCAACCGTGACAATCTGCCGCCACTGCCCGTCGGCGCATAGCGCGCCTTTCGCCAGATGGCTATGTGACAGGTCGATTTCAACCCGGTCTGATTTGCTGCGGCGTCCCTTGTTGAACAGCTCCCCGGACCAGAACGGATAGGCGCTGTGTGCCAGACTCGACGGGGTAGAAAAGTAGGTGCTGCGCCATTTCTTGTGCAGGGACATGCCCGACGCCACTTTGCGCAGCTCCTGAAATTTCGGTATCCAGAAATATTCGTCTAAGTACAGATTGCCGGTGTAGCTCTGCGCGGTGCGCACGTTGGTGCCGAGGAAAATTAGCCGTGCGCCGTTCGGCAGCACAATCGGGTCGCCTTTCAGGTCTACATCCACCTGTCGGGCAAAGTCGATAATGTAGTTTTTGAAGACGTGCGCCTGCGCCTTACTGGCTGACAGGAATATCTGATTACGCCCGGTAGTCAGCGCGTCGATCAGCGCTTCGCGGGCGAAATAGAACGTTGCGCCAATCTGGCGCGATTTGAGGATGTTGCGGATCCGGTGCTGCATCCCGGCGCGGTGCCATCCCCTTTGATATTCGAAGGACTCACCCATGAAAATATCGCCGAGTTTTCCGATAGATTCATCACTGAAAACGTTCTTCTCCGGCGCTTTGCGGTCCCCTTTGTTGCGGTTGGCGACGTTCGGATTCAGGTCGGCTTCGCTGCCTGTCATGCTGTAGCGGTTAACCCGCGCCAGTCGTTCAATCTGTCGGCCTAACAGGTCGATTTCTTTGTAATCACTTCCCCCTTTGACGTCTTTTAGTACGAGCTGGATCAGCCGCGCTTCCATGCTGGCTTCAACGCGAGAGATAGGGGCAATGTCCTCCCATTTATCGCGTGTTTTCCAGCTCTGCACGGTGGGCGTTTTCTGGTTCAGCATTTCCCCAATCTGGCGCACAGAAAAACCCTGCCAGTAAAGCAGTGCCGCCTGTCGTCGTGGGTCGCTGAGTATGGTGCTGTTTGTAGTGATCATGCCGTCACGTTACCGACTGGCCTGCCAATCTTCGCGCGGTCCACGTTGTGCCATCGAGCATCAACCCGCGCCCGCTGGCTGCGTGGCGCTGCTCTCGGGAAACTAGCTATCTCGAAACATCCACACCACCGGAGTCAGAAAGATGGCAACAAAAGCAAAGCGTTTTCGCATCTGCGTAGAAGGGGCGACCACTGACGGGCGCACCATTTCTCGCGAATGGATTTCGCAAATGGCGGCAAATTACGATCCGCAGGTTTACGGTGCTCGCATTAACATGGAGCACATCAAAGGCTATTCGGCTGACAGCACTTTCCGCATGTTTGGTGATGTAAAGGCGTGTTATGCCGAAGAAATTACCGAAGGCGCACTGGCGGGAAAATTGGCCCTCTACGCTGATATCGATCCGACGCCTGAACTGGTCGCCATGACGAAGGCACGTCAAAAGGTTTACACCTCAATCGAAGTTAATCCGAAATTCTCCGATACCGAAGAAGCCTATCTGATTGGTTTGGCTGTGACCGACAGCCCGGCCAGCCTCGGCACCGAATACCTGCAATTCAGCGCGAAGGCTCAGCAGAACCCGCTGGCGCACCGAAAACAATCTGCTGAAAACCTGTTTACAGCCGCCGAAGAAACGCTGATCGAATTTGAAGAAATCGAATCACGTCCCTCTCTGGTTGACCGCATTAAACAAACCTTCTCCCGTAAACAAGCCAGTGATGACGCCCGTTTTACAGAGGTTCACGACGCCGTGACCGAAGTGGCCGATCACGTCCAGAAAGGGCTGGAAAGTCAGGACGTCAGGCTGACTAAGGTGGAAAACACCCTGACTAAACGTCTCGACGCGCTGGAAAAATCCACGGCGAAAGACAGTGAAGAATTCAGCGCGCTGAAAGACAAGCTGGAAAAATCCCAGCCTTCGACGTTCACGCAGCGCCCTCCGGCCAGCGGCGGCAGCAACAACCCGGAAGACACCGTGACCGACTGCTAAGCGCCGTCATTCTCAGATTAATGATCCTTTGTAATAGGAAAAGAAATGCGTAAAACAACCCGCTTTAAATTTAATGCGTTTATGACGCAGCTCGCGAAGCTCAACGGTATTCAGTCCGATGAGCTGAACAAGAAATTCAGCGTTGAGCCATCTGTAACGCAGCGCCTGATGACGCGCGTTCAGGAGTCCTCGGAATTCCTCAAGCGTATCAACATCATTCCTGTTGATGAAATGAAGGGCGAAAAAATCGGCGTTGGCGTATCCAGCACTATCGCCAGCACCACAAATACCAGTGGCGGCGACGTGCGCGAGACTGCGGATTTCACCGCGTTGGATGCCGAAGGTTATTTCTGCCAGCAGACTAACTACGATTTCCACTGGCCTTACAACAAGCTCGACCTGTGGGCGCGTTACAACGATTTCCAAACGAAATTACGTGACGCCATTATTCAGCGTCAGGCGCTTGACCGCATTCTGATCGGCTTCAATGGCTTTACCCGCGCGCCGACCTCTAACCGTCTGAAATACCCGCTGTTGCAAGACGTGGGTGAGGGCTGGATGCAGAAATATCGCCGCAACGCCGCTAAGCGCGTGTTGGGTAGCAAGCTGAATGACGACGGCACAATCTCCGCGCTGCCGGTGAAAATCGGGAAAGGCGGTGTTTATGCCAACCTCGACGCGGCGGTGATGGACGTAGTGAACAGCCTGATCGATCCGGTGTATCAGGACGACATTGAACTGGTTGTTATCTGCGGGCGTCAGCTGCTGGCTGACAAGTATTTCCCGCTGGTCAATCAAACGCAGGCTAATACCGAATCAATGGCGGCAGATTTGATCATCAGCCAGAAACGCATCGGCAATTTACCCGCCGTTCGTGTGCCGGGCTTCCCTGCCAATGCCTTCTTTGTCACCCGTCTGGATAACCTTTCTATTTACTGGCAGGACGAAACGCACCGCCGCCACATTGAAGAAAACCCGAAGCGTGACCGCGTAGAAAACTACGAATCTATCAATGACGATTACGTGGTTGAAGATTACGGCTGCGGCTGCATCGTTGAAAACATCGAAATGCTGGCGACTGCTGAGCCTGAAGTGGCTGCATTGTCTGCTGCGCCTAATGATTATAGCGGCCTTGCTGCTGCCATTATCGAAGCTGCAAAAGCGTTGAGCGCTCAACCCGAAGCCCAGCCAGAAGGCAAGGCAGAAGACGAGCCGGAAAACCAAGACGATAAGTCAGGCGACAAGAAGGAATAAGTCATGATCAGCCCTGCCCGTAGTCACTTTTTGCGGCAGTCAGCTATCGAGGCCGCGCAGCAGGATAGCAACCTGCTGCGCCATGCGACTGGCTACGAACTGCAACTAAGAAAGCTCAATGAGGATAAAGCCCGGCTAAAACAGGTCAAGTCGAACGAAACCAAAGCCGAGCTAAAACGCAGCATGCTGCCGGAATATGCGCCTTGGGTTGACGGTGTTCTCGCCGAAGGCAAGGGGGCGCAGGACGCCATTTTAATGACCGTGATGATCTGGCGTCTGGATGCCGGAGATATTGCCGGTGCGTTGGAAATAGCGCGTTACGCCCTTAAGCATAAGCTCGCCACCACTGAGGACTTTACCCGCCCGACAGGCTATCTGTTGGCTGAGGAAGTTACGCTGCTTGCCCTGCGCGAAATGGCGGCAGGCGAGACGGTGGACATTGAGCCGCTTCTTAACACGCTTGAACTGACTGACGGCGAAGACATGCCCGACCTTGTGCGCGCCAAATTGCACAAAGTCGTCGGCACGGTTTATCGCTCGTTGGGCAGGGCTGGACTTGCTTTACAGCATATGCAGCGCGCCTACCAGTTGGATATCAACAGCGGCGTTAAAAAAGCGATTGAGCAGCTGGAACGCGAAATTAAAAAGGCATCCGGCGGCTAACAAAATGCGCCCCGCGCAGGGCGGCACGCCAGCCGCGACAGGTCTTTGGCCTTGTTAACGCTGGCGTCCACCGCCCCCCATTCAGAGGTATTTATGTCACTCGTTATTAGCGAGCCACCACCACCGGCAGCGGCGGAACCCGCGATCAGCAATTCCTTTTTCTGGCCCGAAATCAGCCCGGCTGAACTGCGTGACACCCTGCGGCTGGAAGGCACCGTGACGCCGAAGCGTCTGCGCTCAGTTGCTATCAGCGCCATGACCGAAGTGAATGCCGAGCTATTCAACTATCGCGCAGCGCAAATGACCTGCGGATTTAAAGAGCTGGCCGATGTGCCTGCTGACGACATTGACGGCGAAAGCGTCAAAATCAGCGCCTATTTCAACGCGGTGTCATCAATGACGGCGGCGATACTGGCAGAGCGCTACCCCGGCAACGACACAACCGACAAAGGCAGTCAGAAAGCCGTCATTGTAGAGCGCACCGTTGATGAACTGTGGCGCGATGCTCGCAACGCTATTCACGACGTCGCAGGCGTGAGTCATTCCATCATTGGGCTGATTTGATGAAAGTTTACGCCCAGCAGGGCGACACCGTAGACGTGCTTTGCTGGCGGCACTACGGGCGCACGGCCTCTGTGGTTGAGCAGGTTTACGCGGTTAACGTTGGGTTAGCCGATTTAGGGGCAGAGCTGCCCCACGGTTGCGCGGTTGAGCTTCCTGACATGGCGCAGGCCACGGTCAGCGAAACCGTCTCGCTTTGGGACTGATAAATGGAGAAATTCACGACGTTTTTCTGCTACTGCATCGCGGTTTTCATGGCGTGGCTCGGCGGATTATCCCCGCAGGATATTGCCTTTTTGGTCGGCGCGGTGATGGGAGTTGGCACTTTTATCGTTAACTGGTACTACCGCCGCAAAACGTTCCGACTGTTGCAAAGCATGGGTATCGACAGGGGGATTAATGACGCCATCAACCGTTAAGCGCTGCGCCGTGGCGGTGGTGCTCGCCCTTGCCGCGCTGTTGCCACAGACTGCCGGGATCCAAACCTCCGAAGAAGGTTTGCGCCTGATTGCCGACTTCGAGGGGTGTCAGCTGACGCCCTATAAGGATTGTGGCGGTGTGTGGACCAGCGGCATCGGCCACACGTCAGGCGTGACCGGCGGCAAGCCAATCACCGAGGCGCAGGTTGCTGCGAATTTTGTGGCGGATGTTCAGCATGTTGAGCGCGGTATCGCGCGGTGTATGCCGGGAGCGTTGCCGCCGCAGGTTTATGACGCTGTGGTGTCTTTTGCCTTCAATGTGGGTGTGTCTGCCGCGTGTAATTCAACGTTGGCGTTTTTCATCAATAAGGGTGAATGGCGTCAGGCCTGCGAACAGTTGCCGCGCTGGGTGTTTGTGAAAGGCGTGCGTTCTGCCGGGCTTGAGCGTCGCCGCAAGAATGAAATGGCTTACTGCCTGAAAGGAATTTGATATGCGTCTAATCATGGGGGCAATCGTGTTTATCGGTTTCTTTGCTCTGGCCCAGATGTTCCACATTCAGAAACTGAACCGTGAGGCAGTGGCTAACCAGCGAATTATCGGCACGCTGTCGTCAGGTATTGAAAGTCGTGATCGCGTGATTGTGCGGTTGCAGTCGGAAACCGAAGAGCGCGAGCAGTTGGGCCGTGAACTGCGTGAATCTCTCGGCGCTGCCGGGCAGCAGGCGCGGGATCGTGAATATGAAATCCAAAGGTTACTCAATGAAAATCAAGCACTGCGGGACTGGTTTGCTACTCCTTTGCCTGTTGACGTTATCCGGTTGCAACAGCGCCCGGCCTTCGCCACCCCCGGAGATTATTTACGTTGGTTGTCCAGCCGTCAGCAGTTGCCCGATCCCGGCTAGTCAGCCCAAAACTAACGGCGGTTTAACCGCCGATATCAGAAATCTGGAGGCCGCATTAGTGGCCTGTGGCCTCCAGATTGAAACGGTTAAACAGTGTCAGGAGAATCACCGTGCTAAAGCCATTGCAGTTACGAGAATATCTGACAGCCCGCGTGCCGGTGCTCAAAACCAGCCCTGAACAGCTACGTATTTTTGTTGATAGTGGCCGTGTCGTTTCGACGCTTGCCGCATCGCTGTCGCACGAAAAACAGTACCAGCTCAACCTGCTGATCACAGATTTCACGCAGGACGCTGACATGCTGCTGGTGCCGATCCTTGCATGGCTGCGGGAGAATCAGCCGGACATTCTGGCAACCCCCGAAAAGCAGCAGACCGGTTTCACCTTCAAAGCCGACATGCTCAACGATGGCAGTTTTGATATCAGCATTAACCTGCAGCTGACCGAGCGAACATTGGTTAAGCAGGAGGGCAGCGCGCTGCGGGTGACTAATCTCCCTGAGCCGCCATTACCGGAGGATATCGACAGGCCGCGCGAACTGTATTTGCATGGCGAGCTGGTGAGCGCGTGGAATGAGTGAGTTAACGGCATTCGATAGCAGGCTGGCGGCGCTGATCGCCGCGCTGTCACCGCAAAGCCGTAAGGCAATGGCGGCGACTATCGCGAAGCGTCTGCGTAAGCATCAGCAGGAACGCATTAAGCGACAGGTTGGTCCTGACGGTCAGCCCTATACCCCGCGCCGTGCTCAACCACTGCGCCGCAAGAAAGGCCGTATTAAGCGCGAGATGTTCAGCAAGCTACGCACCA